TGGCTACAGGTCTGGCTCTTACTGCACCAGAGCATATCGGCATGATCATTCCTGAAGAGGAACGTCTAGCCGTTGTACAACAGCAAGGCAAAGTAAGCCGTGCTTTGAATGAGTACCTAGTATACTATGGAGAGAACCTGTTTATTGAAGCGTTTGACAGGGTACACTACAGCAACATGTCTAAGCTGGGTGCAGATGGTAAGCCTATCAGACGTGAAGATGGTAAGATTCTCAAGGGACCAAACTACAAAGCCCCTGATCTTACAGACTTGTTGGATAAAGGCCCATGAGTAAAACAAGATTTGATGTGAAGATGATCCTTGAGGTGGATGAAGAGGACAATCTACTTCCTGTGATCCCTGAGATGTACGAGGATGCAATCACTGACTTGATCCGTGATATGATCTATGATATTGACGCAGCTAAACTACTTAAGATTGAGGTGAGACAACGATGAACAACTACCTGCCTACCGACTACCAAGCATTCATCCACACCAGCCGCTATGCACGTTGGCTGGAGAAGGAAGGACGCCGTGAGACTTGGGGTGAAACAGTACAGCGCTACATGGAAAATGTAGTGTACCCCAAGGCTGGTGATGATTCCTATATCAACCAGATGCGTGACGCTATCCTTAGCCTAGAAATCATGCCTTCGATGCGGGCTATGATGACTGCAGGCCCAGCGCTACAGCGTGACAACACTGCAGGGTACAACTGCAGCTACCTGCCTGTGGATGACCCGAAGAGCTTTGATGAGGCTATGTTCATCTTGCTGTGTGGTACGGGTGTAGGCTTCTCTGTAGAGCGCCAGTTCGTATCTAAGCTGCCTGAGGTACCTGAGTTGTACAACAGCGACACTACTGTTGTTGTGAAGGACAGCAAGGAAGGCTGGGCTAAGGCACTGCGTCAGGTCATTGCACTGCTCTACAGTGGTGAGATTCCTAAGTGGGATGTGTCTGCTGTACGCCCTGCAGGTGCACGTCTCAAGACCTTCGGTGGTCGTGCTTCAGGCCCAGCGCCTTTGATTGACTTGTTCAACTTTGTTGTAGCCAAGTTCAAGGAAGCACAGGGTCGCAAGCTGTCGTCCATTGAATGTCACGACATCATGTGCAAGATTGGTGAGGTAGTTGTTGTGGGTGGTGTACGTCGCTCTGCAATGATCTCTCTGTCGAACTTGTCGGATGACCGTATGCGTCACGCTAAGAGTGGTGCATGGTGGGAGAACAACCCACAGCGAGCATTGGCTAACAACTCCACTAGCTACACTGAGAAGCCTGATGCAGTCAGCTTCATGCGTGAGTGGATGTCACTGGTAGAGAGTGGCTCTGGTGAGCGTGGTATCTTCAACCGTCAGGCATCGAAGAAGCAAGCGGCAAAGAATGGCAGACGTGATGCTGATCAAGAGTTCGGGACTAACCCTTGCTCTGAGATTATCCTGCGTCCCTACCAGTTCTGCAACCTGACTGAGGTTGTCGTCCGTGCGACAGACAACATTGAAACGCTTGAGCAAAAAGTAAGATTGGCTACCATCCTTGGTACGATCCAGTCCACCTATACTCACTTCCCCTATCTACGTAAGAAGTGGAAGGACAACACTGATGAAGAGCGTCTACTTGGTGTAAGCCTTACGGGTATCATGGATAACCCACTGCTTACTCTGAAGAACAAAGGATTGGAGAAGACCCTTGATCACCTCAAAACTGTCGCTGTTGACACTAACCGTGAGTGGGCTAAACGTCTTGGCATCCCTGTTTCTGCTGCTATTACTTGCGTTAAGCCCTCTGGAACCGTCAGTCAACTTGTGGATAGTGCTTCTGGCATCCACGCTCGTCATTCCCACTACTACATTCGTACTGTACGTGGCGACAATAAAGACCCGCTGACGCAGTTCATGATTGAGCAGAGTATCCCTAGTGAACCTGATGTCATGAAGCCTGACCAGACTACTGTGTTTAGCTTCCCTGTCAAAGCACCTGACAATGCTGTAGTGACTGAGGATATGACAGCCATTGAACAGCTTGAGTTGTGGTTGGCTTACCAGCGTAACTGGTGTGAGCACAAGCCTAGCGTCACTATCAATGTGCGCAAGGATGAGTGGTTCGAGGTTGGTGCATTCGTGTACAAGTACTTCGATGAGATGTCGGGTGTGAGCTTCCTGCCATACAACGAACACACGTACCAGCAGGCACCCTATCAGGAGATTGGTAAGTCTGACTATGATACTCTGCTTAGCTTGATGCCAGAGCGTATTGACTGGAGCAAGCTTTCTGAGTACGAGAAGGAAGATACCACTAAGTCTAGCCAGACATTCGCTTGTACTGGTGAAGTCTGTGAGATGGTAGACTTGACTTGACAAGAGCACCTGAGTAAGTGTATAAACTGCTCTAGTTACATTGACACTTCCCCTAGCTCAACTGGATAGAGCAACGAACTTCTAATTCGTAGGTTGCAGGTTCGAGTCCTGCGGGGAAGGCCATACACAGGAGAAACCTATGGCATACTGGGGTTACCACGCAATGTTTGACTGCGCTGGCTGCGACACTGACTTGATCAGTGACAAGGAGCATGTCTACAACTTCATCAAGGAACTCGTTCCTGCTATCGACATGGTTGCCTTTGGTGAACCCATGATCGAACACTTTGCTACTCATGCCCCTGACAAGGCGGGCATTAGCTTCTGTCAGATGATTGAGACTAGTAACATCTCAGGCCACATGGTTGACTTGAATGGTGATGCTTACATCGACATCTTCTCCTGCAAACCAGTAGACATTGGTATTGCACAGCACATGATTCAGAAATACTTTTATCCAGAGAAGATTCGTGTTAACTTTGTGACACGTTCTGCAGGTTAAGAGAGGTATACTATGTCTAAATCTATTGGTACTGCATGGAAGCCTGAGCCAGTACATAAGAAGACCGCTCAAGGTAAACGCAAGTCATCTATTAAGATGTCTAGTATGAACAAGCACAAGAAGCGCAGCCATAAGCCTTACCGGGGGCAGGGATAATGCAGATTGTACTCATAGCCTTGCTGTATGCTACAACTATAGCTCAGCCAAATGTGTATGCATCTGCTTATGTATACTCTAACATGCAGGATTGCTTGCAGGATGCAGAAGAAGTAGAGACAAGGCTAATGGAGACTGCACCTAACAGTGATTCTTATGTCAACGTACAGTGCGTTGTCATGCCAAGGAGTACGTGATGCAAGAAATTAATGTAACACCTGAAATGTTAATGAATGCTATGAATAAGTCCAAAGAGATGGGCCAGCTAAACAATAGCATTACTAGAGGACAAGGCAACATAGCAGGATTCATTGGAGAAGAAGTAGCAAGATATGTACTAGGGGGTGCGGAAAATAATACGTATGACTACGATCTTATCACGGATAAAGGCTTACGTGTTGATGTAAAAACAAAACGCACTAGTGTAAAACCTAGAGATTATTATGAATGCAGTGTTGCTGCACTTAACACAAAGCAAGACTGTGACTACTACGCTTTTGTTCGTGTGCATAATGATATGCATACTGCTTGGTTCTTAGGTGTATATCCCAAAGAATCTTACTATCAAGATGCTACGTTCTTAAAGAAGGGTGCTGTTGATCCTAGCAATAACTTTACAGTTAAATCAGATTGCTACAATCTTCCTATTAGCTCCCTACAAGAGAGTATCTAAATGGATAACCTTGAGCCGCCTAAGAAGCAAACACGCACAAGACGCAAGACTAACTACAAGAACTCCACAGCTAAACCTACATCAGGACTAGTGCCTCGCACAGAGAAGCAGCGCATGTTGCTTGATGCCCTCAAGACTAGCACTCAGGTACTCGTGCTTGGTCCTGCTGGTACAGGTAAGACATACGTTACAGCAACCTATGCTGCTGATCTGTACACGCTTAAAGAAGTAGACAAGATTGTTATCACTAGACCTCATGTCGCTGTAGGTAAAGACATTGGGTTCCTACCCGGTACGCTAGAAGAGAAGACCTACCCTTGGGCACTACCTGTACTTGATGTACTAGAGAAGCATTGGGGTAAGGGTATGCTTGAGACTGCTATCAAGAATGGCAACGTAGAGATGGCACCCCTAGCTCTCATGCGTGGTCGTAGCTTTGAGAATAGCTTCATCATTGTAGATGAAACACAGAACATCACTACGCATGAACTTAAGATGTTGTTGACTCGCGTAGGTGAAGGTAGTATCATTGTGCTGAATGGTGACGTACAACAGTCAGACTTGAAGGAAGCTGATGGTTTGTCTAAGATCATTCACTTGGCTAAGAAGCACATGCTACCTGTGCCTATCATTGAGTTCGGCCTAGACGATATTGTTAGGTCTGACATTTGTGCACAGTGGGTAAGG